CAAGTGGGGCAAGCTTCAGATCAAGAAGCTACCAATGGCTGGGACTACCGCCAACGATATTAGGGCCTATCTGCAAGAATTTGAAATTCAGACCGGAACCAGGCCTGATGCTGTGGTTGTTGACTACTTGGATCTTATGCACCCCAATAGTGGTAAGATCAACGTAAGTGACCAGTTTATCAAGGACAAGTTCACTTCAGAAGAGCTACGAGCTCTAGCAGTTGAGTGGAACATTCTTTGCGCCACAGCATCACAGTTGAATCGAGCATCTATCCAGGAACAGGACTTCGATGCTAGTCACATCGCTGGTGGTATCTCAAAGATTAATACGGCCGACAATGTTCTAGCTATTCTGACTACCACAGCGATGAAGGATAGAGGGGAATATCAGATACAGTTCTTGAAAACTCGATCCAGCTCTGGCGTTGGTCAAAAGATTTTCTTGAAGATTGATTCCAATACGTTGCGGATTGAGGATGCTCCGGCTGAAATGATGGAGGGTCGAAGCTCTGGTATTGGTGGATTACAGGCAGGTTTGCTCAATAAGTCAACTACGGTTGTGCCCAAGACCATTGGCACCGCTTACAGCCCCAATAAGGGCCCCACAGGGTCACCTCCGCCGGTATCTGCGCCATTACCTACCCCTTCATCATCCCCTTCTAAGACGCAGCAGGATGGGTCGAACCTCCGCAACTTAGTTAGGAAGTTGAGTGATTAAATTACCTTTCGGCTAAATATACAAAGCGCACCAGTTAGGAGAGTCATAATGGTCAGTCATCCTGACGACATTGCGAGGTATATCAGATTAACTGAATCCTCGTCATTGTCTTCAGATAATCAGCCTATGCCTTATGATGAAATTCAGGTAGTAACACTGGATGAATCATCTCTTCTCGTCGAGGACATCAATGATATGATCTTTAAACTCCGTAGCTATGGGGAACCCGACAGTAATTTGGATTATGCTCGTGGTGTCGAAGAGGGATTGGCACTTGCTGCCAATATGCTTGATAGACTTTTAGAACGCCATTCTGGCCACTCTAATAAGTGAGGAATCCAAAATGAAAGATGTTCGTGTCAAGAGTCTAATCGAGGAACTCGACCTCTTTGTTCCCCAAAGGGACAAGCACCTGATCGTTGAATCCCGTGCGACTAATGTGATTGCCGGAGCAGTTAATCTGATGAATCTGATCAGTGAAACATTCACTGATGAGGAGGCCGATGAACTACAGCGTCGTCTTCTAAGCGCCATCAAAAATCGAGATGCTGATAAATTCAATCGAAAGATTCGAGAATATCGCAAAATAGAGGAGAGCAAGCGTGGCAAATAACTCCACTGATATTCGTCGCTTGATGGCATTGGTAGAAAGCGTTCAGGAGCCAGTCCTTCTCGAGGGATGGCTTGAAAATCTTCGAAACAAGCGCATAGAGCGTTTGGGTACCAAGGAACGACAAGAACTGGCCAATCGTCTAAAGGGCGAATGGCTGAAGTGGCTAGGGCAGACTGATCGCACCGGTGACCGAAGTGACATGGAGCGATTCATGCGAGTCCGTATTGGATTCAAGGACAAGGATATTGAGTATATCCTTGGTAATGCTTTCTACGATGACTCCGAAGACGATCAGAATTCTGATACTGACAATACCAAGACCGATGACTCCAAGACAGACGATCAGGAAAAGGCTTCCGAGCCTGACTCAGTTGATGATGAAAAATCTGATGGTGAAAAGGAACCCGGCGAAGTTGTAGACGACCCTGAAAAGTATCGTCTGCCCAATGGCGACTGGGATCGCATAAAGATCATGGACAAACTTAGGACAATGCCAGTTGGTGACAAACTAACACTGGGAACTAGGTCCTTTTCTAGATCAATCAAAGATCCAAAGACTGAGTCAATCGTTGAATCCATAGTGGAGGCAGCAGGTGAAGATGGTGCCCTAGATCAGGAAACTGTCGACTTCATCATGAATATGAGCGCTGCTCAGATCAACGATGAATATCTACTCAATGGCCCAGTCAACGATACCAATGACGCACTCGCAGATTTGGCAGCACAAAAGGATCTACGACGTTACTCAGGTCGAGGTCAAGATGGCCGTGATCGAGGTAAAATGCCTTCGGGTCAGTATGATGCTCAGGAAATGACAAATATTCTCAAGAATGATCTTGATGTTGGTCCGGCCAAGCTCAACAAAATCACTCAATATGTCAAAGCCAACGCTGACAAAGGCTATAGCCGTATGCAGCAGGCAGATATTGATGTGTTGGCTAGGATTGGATATGCGCTTTTGCGAGCTCGCACCTAAATAATGCGATCCAACACTCTAGTGTGCTACACACTAGAACATGACAGGTATCCCTCACTTTGAAGACCTAAAGGCCCAGACTATCTATGATAGTCTGGACCTGGTTTGGTGGCCGAGCGAAAAGCTTGATGGTAGCTACTTCCTTTTTGGTCTGGATGAAGACGGTAGATACTTTTGTCAGAGAAAAGGCAGTCAGCCTTGCTACGATCTATCAGACTGGCCTCTAGAATGTTGGGCTAATACCTACAGATCTGGCCATGTGATTGGATCCATGGTTGTTGATTCCCTGATCAAAGAAAACTTGATCTCTCCTGGGCAAAAGATTGGATCTGAAATCATATATGGTAGTCAGCCAAACACTATCATGTATGCTCTACCTGATGATCTAACCGGTTATCTGGTCATCACTGCTATGAATTTTGATGCCCCCAAAGAACTCTATCAGATGTTCAATGAGTATTATTGCTCGGCTCCTGTTTTGGAAATCAGCAGTGCAGATGGGATAAACGCATCTACAATAGAGTCGCAGCAATTCTGGAAAGTGAAGATAAACTCACAGATCTCTAGACATTTGGTGCAAGCCAGACTTGCACCTCATGCTGCCAAATTCAAACGAGTGTTGGATCACTGGTTTCCAACAGAGAGTAAAGTTTCAGGATTCTCTATCATTGAAGTCCTGGACTTGAACCTTTCCAAAAAGCATCCTAACTGTGGTGATAGAAATTGGAATGATCTTAAGAAAGAGTTGGCTCAAGAGCGCGCCGAACTCAAAGAGGTATTTAGAGCACTTGTTCTAATGTTCAAGGATACGGCCTATCGCGTATTGGTTCTTGAACAGCAAAGTTCTATCTCCGCCGGTTCCCTCAAGGAGGGTGTCGTAGTAAACAGTAACCAAGGTCTCTTCAAGCTGGTTGATCTTGAAGTATTTCAACCAGCTAATCACTTTACTCATTTGATCAAGTACTGGTTAGTGGGTGGACGGCGGCCGGCTCGGTCTTGCTTCCTCAGTAGAACCAGAGATTGGCCCAAAGAGAAGCGACTCAAGCGATTGGATGTTTTGCTAGAACGATACAAATCACAGCGTTTGCTTCTCCAACACAATGTTGAGATTGGGGGCAGAGTTGGACTTTTATGCTATCATGGTCAACTCCACCAACGAACTCTAAATATGTTTTGTGATACAAGAAAAAGGATTGAAGATGGGCGGTAAAGCTTTTGAGGGCGTCACCCGAAGGATCAACAAAGATGATATCCCTGGCACTTTGTCCTGGTTGACTAGTAACTGGACGGATTCAGAGATCCAGGGTGGAAACTATATGGACCATCTTCTCGGCAGTGCGGGTAAGAACCCAACTAGCGGTGATATTGATCTGAATATGCAAATCGAACTCTATGATCAGACTAAGGTGGCGACTCAACTTACTGAACTCCTGGGTCCGGATCATGTCAGGCCTCGTCCGGGTAACAATCAAATTTTCACCGCGGTCCCAATCGCTGGTGATCCTGCAAACGGGTATGTTCAGGTTGACTTCATGTTTGGTGATTATGAATGGCAAAAGTTCAGCTACTTTTCGGCCAGACATGATCCAAGTCTGAGAAACCATTATTACTGGAAGCAAGAACCAACTGTCAGTGTTCTAAAGGGGCTTTACAGAACAGAGCTAATCAAGGCTTTGGTAGCTTTCAATAGTGATTGGGTTTTGGAAGAAAATGGTGAAATGATTGCAAGAGTTGGTCCCACCTTTTTCCACGACAAAGGATGTGTTTGGAGATACCGCCATCGTCCTATGAGAAAAGACGGTACCGGAAGAATCAAAGAACTCAAGGAACTCACCAAAGAGGAATTCCTTGAGCTTTATCCGAGTGCAATCACCGCTAGAACAGATGTGGTCAAAGATCCACTCCAAGTGGCTGAAATGATTTTGTCGGAGCGATCTATCAATCTGGACAATCTAGCAACCTTTGAAACGATAATCACCAATATGTGGTCCTGTTATACAGCACCGGAGATAGCTCAGATTACCAAGATCTATCTTGAAAGATTAAATAGCTTGAAGGTGGCAATTCCTGTCGATGTATTCAAGAGCTATAGAATGAAGGTGTAAGTATGCGTTGGAGCGAAATCGTAGAATCAAAAATCGTTGAGACCTCGAGTGCAGGTGCAACTGCGGCGG